AAGATTATACGTTTGATTAGACGCATCCATAAGTACATTAGTCACCGTACTTGCATCTATTGCAACATAGGTTGTATCTGGTTGGACCGACACATATGTAGCGTTAAACTCCATTAGAAATCAGCCCGAACAATAAACTTTAACAAAGCGTACGTTGATTGAATACCGCCGTCCGAAAAAGTTACTTGAACCTCACCTTCATAATTACCTACAGCAGTTGCAAGCGTAGTTGAATTCCAATTAAACGCTACTTTACCATTTACTGCGTCAGTGATCACTCCGGTCAGTGTATCCAGAATACCGCTTATACCTGCCGCACGAAAAAACATCACAACGGTTGCACCTGTGATGTTTATAGCAGTACCTGTGTTCGAGTCAGTTAGTGTGACCTGAATGGCTGGACGGGTATCTCCCTGAACCAATTTAATTTTATCGGCCATGTGATTACCTTACACCAAACGAGGGGGGCGAACTCTAACGCTCGCACGGTTAAGACCACGGTTGCGGTCTATTTTAGCTTCGCCAATGGCGGACTCAAACCATGTGCGGTACTTAACTGCTTGTATTGGGTCAGCGTATGGTTGGTTAGGGGTGTCGTATAGACGTGCCCGTGCGCCAAAAGCAATGTGCTCAGCCCACCGCTCGTAGATGTCTGAGTCAATGGTTGTAGATGAGCGCGTAGGCTTAAGGGCCATCAAGATCACTAAACCATTAACAGCTAAGATTTGCGGGCTAGGCGCAATGATTAGTTCTGATGGCCTGTTCTGAATATAGAACTGTGGGCGACCCACCATGGTTCGCCAATCCATAGGGAAGATTTTGTACATTTCATCTTCGTTACGAGACGCCATAGGTAGGTTTTGATACCACGCACTCATAATACGAGCGGTAGTTGTTTCGTTTGGAAGATCAAACTCGTAAACAGATTGGTTAGGTAAACACGTAATTGGGTCGTGCTCGTACTGCAAATACAGCGACTTGTCGCAGAACTCGATAGCCGCGTTGCGGATAGCGTTGATCATCACGAACTCTGGGGTGTCGTGAACGTAAGGCATGACCTCTGGCAGAAACAAATCGTACGATACCGTACTCATCGGGAAGTACCTCTTGTCGCTGGATCACGCGGCGCTAGCTGCAAGTTCGGATTGTTTGACAACTGACCCTGCTCGTTCTGAGTCACATAGCTTAGGAACAGTTGTAGATAATTCTGAGCAATAGCCTGACCCGCAGCAAAGTCGCTGTCTTTCTGGTGCGCCCTAAACATGACGTAGTCAAACACTGCGGTCTGATAAATTTCTTGTAGAACCAGCACGTCCGACGTTGACGTAAGGTCTTGCGGCATAATCGAGTAGACAAGCTCCACCTTACCTGTGCCATCGTTAGGCGGGTACACGTAGAACTTTTTTGGCTCTTGCAAGTCAAAGATATAGTTTTGAACCACACTAGTAGCCGTTACGGTATGCCAAGAAGGGTTCTGGCTATCCAGAATGTCCCTTGTCACGATGCGAGTAGCACGAGCAGGGGTTACGCCATCTGATGCGATGTTACGCACGACGGTTAGCAACTGATGCCCGTTCGTAGGGATCAACTGCTTGGTTCCAGCGACCAATGTATGTACGTAAGTAATACTTGAGGAGCCAGCGGTATAGGCTACGACTGCTCGCTGACCGTCAGATACCCACTCAAGAAGTTCTGCGTCAGTCCAACGGGGCGTTGCCCCAGAAGGATCGATAAGCTGGGTGCGTACTTTGTCAATAATAGACTGTGCTGTTACTGCCATCGTGGCCCCACTTAAAAAGATGATGGGGGAGCCATGGCTCCCCCATCCTTATACCTCAACTTAGAGGTACTGAGCAATAACCAGCGACTCAGGCTTGATGGTCTTGTAGCCGTAGATGTTCAGGCCACGAACCAAGGTACCGAAGTCGTTAGGGTTTTGCAGGCTTTCGACCTTCGCGATTTGCGAAGCGAAAGTGATGGCAGTCTTCTGACCAGCAACCATACACTTACGAGCGACGGCGTTAGCCGAGATACCCGTACCCGTGGTCGAACCATTGAAGTTCTGGCCAGCGGCTGCGGTAGGCAGGAGGTTCGACACGTAGATCGTGAAGCGATCAATGGTACCGATCTTGCCGTTACGCAGGATCGACTGGTTGTCACCAGTCAGGTAGGCTTGTTGCAGGTTCGAACCCATGAGCAGGTTACGGACCGCAGGGCTGACCACGAGGAAGCGGTCAGAGTCAGGGACGTTCTGCTCGTCCATGCACGAAGCCATCGCGGTGATGGTCGTGATGATGTTGGACGAAGAAAGCGTCAAGGGAACGCCACCGAAGGGGTTGGTAGAGGCATTGTAGGTACCGCCCGCGCCGCCGAGGAGGAACGAGGAGGAACGAACGCCTGCCAAGTTACCGCTGTTAATGCCCGCGCCCGTGGTGGATGCTGCACCCGACAGGGTGTTGCCGAAGGTGGTGTCAATTGACTGCTTCAGGATGTCCGTGTCGATGTTGATGGCCATTTGCTTGGCCGCATCGTTGGTGAACATGTCCATCAGCTTAGGCTGGGACTGGTACTCAAGCACGTCAGAGACGTTCACGCCAAAATACTTAGCCTTAGAGATGTCCAGTTCAATCTTGGACGGCGCAGGGACTTCGTAGCTCAGGGTGTTACCGATGGTGTAGTCGTTGATGGTGATCGAAGGGATGTTGTTGATCACAACCTTGTCACCGATGTTACGGATGTCGCCTTCGTAGTTGGTGTTGGCGATTTCACCGAAAACAGTGGTGGCATAGAACTTAGCGTTCAGCTTACCCGACCAGATGGTAGGGATAAAAGTACCCGAATACGCCGGAGACGTATTGAAGGGGGATTGGACGGCAATAGCCATAGTGTAGCTCCATATATGTGGGTTAAACTAAGACCTTGCCGTCCTGAACCCTATTTTGATAGGCGTCCTTGATTAACGGCAAGATCGATATCTGCTTCTATCCGCGCCTGCTCCGACTCGTTACCACGGTAATTGCCCTTAGCTACATCTCGGTAAAACCGATCAATGTCTCCCATTGACCAAACTTTATCGCTGCCAGTTGAGGCACTTGCCGAAGATACTTTTGAAGTACCGGGCGCAACTTGACGTTCGAGATTTTTATTGGTTTGTCGCGTAGCTGTCGGAGCGCCGATCAATTCTTTGTAGGTATTGAACAGGTTGGCCGTACGCATAGGATCAAAAGAGTTGAACGCGTGGTTCAAGTACTCTTGACGTTGATTTCCGCTGAGCAAGTCAACTTCATTCAACCAATCCAAAAATCCTTGGTCAACATTAAGTGCTTCGTAGTCAGGGACTAGCCGCGACAACTCTACAAAATAATCTCGACGAGCATTTTCGCCTTGTCGTTCGGAAACACCTGTTACTTCCCTTTGTAACTGAGCGTTCTCTTCTTCTAGCTTACTGATCTTCTTGTTTAGTTCGGATTGAGCAACTTCCGTTGCTTGCCTCTTAATAAGGTCAACAAGATCACCACCAAAATCTTCTACGTCTTTGTCTGTCACCAGCCGATGGTTTTCGGACGGGCTTTCAGCTTTGGCTTGGCTTGCGAGGTCTAGTCTTGCGATTGAGGTTTCAAGCTGACTCTTTAAGTCTTTCACTTCGGACTTGAGACGCGGAACTTCCGCGTTGAACATGCCTTGAAGTGTCTTGTACCTGCGCTCCCAAGTTTCGTCTTCGGGTTGCTTGGCTTGTTCTGAAGGCTCAGCCTGTGCAGGACGTTCCTGCGTATCGGGCTGCTGCCCTTGCTGATCAATTCCATCTGGAGGAGTCGATGGTGGAGAACTAGCCGCAGCCACTTCTTTTTCCCACTGTTCAATTTCCTCAAGTTGGGCTTGAGCTTGCTTAGGTAGACTCATGTTGTTCTCCTGCTCCGACTACGCTTCTTGGTCCTCTTGGGTTTCCAAATACACGGGTACGGTCTGCTGGCGGGGTTGAAGCTAAAGTGTTGTTTCCTTTAGCCTTTCCAACGACTTTTGTGAGTTTTTCACAGTGTCTAGGAACTCTCGGATTAACTGTGCCCGCCCCTGATTCTGCCGCAGTGCCACGTCGTCGCGGCTTTCTGCTAAGAATAGGAGAGTGCGTTGCAGCTCTTCCTCAAATAGTTTGTCGATCTCTTTCCACGCAGATTGCTGGCTCAGGCTATAAATGCTTCGCAGCGTCTGTACGGTTGGTTTCACGAACATAGTAAGTATTTAACACCGATCTAATTAACTCGTCAACTGTCAAGTATTTACTGCGGAGATGGGGCAAAATTGTCTGTGATGGGAGCACCGTTTTGAAGTTGTTGACCTTCTCCAGTAGGGGCCGCAGGAGGTGTGCCTTGTTGCTGTTGTTGCAGCATCTGAGCAGCAGCCGTCTTCTTCTGGAAAGTGCTAAGCGTGGGAACAACCTTGTCCACGTCCATGTCTAGATTCTTAGCAGTCTCTCGCAGAATAGCATGTCGGCCTTCGACGCCAACAATCTGCATGTCGATGGGGTTAGCCGTAGCAGCCAAGAACTCATTACGACGAAGCTGGGCGGTATCCTTGATCATAACCGAGGCAGCGCCACGAGCGACAATCTGTGCGTCACCCTTCAGGTCTGGGTCGTCAGAGTACTCCATGTTCCAGTCGTACAACCGCTCCAACATAGGCGTAAATATGCCCATATCGACATTACTGATGACTTGCTTGATGCCCTTGTTGGCATTGCCCATGAGCATAGACAGACCAGACGCAGTACGCCCTGCTCCACCAGCGCTATCGCCAGACATGTACTTGGGTATGCCTGAATACTCGTCAGCCATATCGTTGAACTTCTCGAACACAGCCATCAACTCACCGATGCGAGAGTCTGGCTGGTTGAACGTGATGGGCTGCTGATTCGACCCAGTGGGGTCGTTGTTTACCTGCCAGATGCGCCAAGGCGTAAGTTGTGTAATATCCTCGCCCGCAGCTAGGCGGTCTACGTTCACAACAACCTGTGGCCCAGAGGCGATGCCCATATTGTTGACAATCGAACGCGCAGCCGCGTTTGCCACGATCTGGGGGTCGCGTACCAAGTCAGCAACAGCATTACCCCAGAAGCTACCGGGAACGTCCTCAAAGCTAGCCGTGTAGTATGGCTTGCGGTTCAGAGGGTCGTAGTTGAGCACTGCCTTGATCACGTAATTACCGACCAACCACACTTCGACGTGGTAGTCCTTCATGGAATCAGGGATTTCTTTGGCGTCCATGCCCCACTCAATGAGGGCGCGGCCTTGCACTGGTCCCCAGAACTGAATGGCGTCAATCAAGCCGTCCACATTCTGTGCGATCTGAGTTGTAGCCTTACCCTCAGACGAAGCGATAGCCACGTCGTTAGTCAGCCATTCGCGCAAGCCGCCGCGACCATAATCTTCGAGGACCATGCGGATCGATGCATCGCTATAGCCTTCAACGCCAATCATCTCGTTGAGGTCTTCACGGCTGAGCCTGTGCTTCTCAATGAGATAACCCTCTTGAGGGTGTGTAGCTGCCGGAGATGGGTAAATATTAAACGGAGACACTCGGTCCCACTCAACGGTCAGACCTTCTTTGGCCTGTACTGTGTACTTGCCATTATTGCCCTTAACCCACTTCATAGACTTCTTGCGGCGAACCACCGGGCCTTTGAGTACTGCCGTAGGGAAAGTCGTAATATCGTCAATGAACGCGTCTAGAGCTTTTAAGAAGCCGCCCTGCACGAGCTGGTCTTCCATCTTGTCGGCCATGAGTGCTGCCTTGCGGCGAGCTTCCTCCATAATGTCGTTCTTGGCTTCTTCCTTCAGGTCTTTCATCATCTGAACGACTTGATCTTGCGGAACTTGCTGGCCTTGGAGCATTGCCTCCTTAAGGGGCATAGCTACCTTCATAACGATCTGCTCGTTAATATCTGGCGACAGCTCGGGAACAGGCGTAGGCCGCAACGTCCAAGGACGCTCACTACCTGTAGCCATCAGCACGTCTCGAAGCCAGCTTGCTGCTGAACGACACTTCACGCTTGTAAGGTTGGCGTAGATTTCAGAGCCGCCCATTTCGCGAATTTGAGATAGTTTTTCTGGGTCGTACTCACCGCGACGTGCCCGCATGTTTTGAATCATGCGAACTTCTACAGTCATCTGTTTGGCAGTACGCGCTTGCATCCAGCACTTACGCACATGGTTAGATAGCCCAGAGACTATGGGCTGATCCTGAACTTCTTGTGCAGCTTTGCGCTCTTCGTCCATCACTACAGTGAGTGGAGCGGCTCGAACCATGCCAAGCTGAATTACACTATTGTCCATATCTTAAGCCCAAACACGCCAAGGGGTTACAGGAGACGTTTGCAGGTCAACCAGAGCCGCTGGAGGCTCGTCTGCATAGATGAGCCGCAGATTGACGAAATAGCCGCGCTCGGTGCTGTCAGAAGGCGAGGGTCCCACCACATCTAGCAAGACGGTTGCATCTACCGGACGCAGTTCGCTATCAACATAAGCAAATAAACCTGATGCTATTAGCGCAGCATCCATTTTGGTCTTGCTGGTGGCTTTTAGATAAAGGTCGATCATGTGGTTATCGCCTGTAGTTGAATATTTGCTAGGCGGGAATTGTAATAGGTGATGGATTTGATGTGATTGGACGTGTAGTAGATCGCCGACAAGCGATTATCCACGCCAATGTTTAGCTGGGTAAGGCCAACAGGTACAGCGCCGCCATCCGGATCAGTAGCTACCGTGCCGCCATTGCGCGATGCCGCAAAATCATTGACCGCATAAGCCGTGGCAATCTTGTTTGCCGTCCCTGCCGTACCAATTGCGCCTAAGCCAAGCGCAGCTACTTCCGCCGACCCAGAATAATACACGGCCCGCATGTTACCGCTGTCATTGTCGATATGTATAGAATTTTGCACAATCGAACCGTTGGACGCAGACATATACGTTGCATTGGTATTAGCAGATGCATCAAACGAAGCCGCAAATGTTCCAGTAGTTTGGTTGTACCAATTGGAAAAATTATTGCCGACCATTGTGGCAACATCAGCCGAACGGGTAACAGATGCGCCTGCGGTAGGGATGTAGGACGTAGCAAAACTGCCCGCTTCCAGTTGGGCGCCCCAAATGTAAACTCCAGAAACGCCATCGCCCGTATAAATGTTGGTTGCAAGCGCCACGTTATAAAGTGAACACTGAAATTGAGCAGTGATTGCTGTATCAGATGTAGCTACCATTACAACCTTATACCAGCCATCTCCAACAGATGTTGTTGTAAGCGATCCGGCAGTCCAGCCTGTGCCAAATGCAGCTATTCCAGATGCAGGGTATCCTGTTTCCGGATTAATCCTAGCTACAACGCCATTAACCGCTGAGGATTGAATATTTATAATAATGTCACGGCCTTTATTTTTTACATAAAAACTCGCTACATATTGAATAGCTGACGCGGCTTTTGTAACACTTTGATTTATATAATGAAAAACTGTTGGAGTGGTTTTTTCAATAATTGCATCGGCATTTGTTGTGCCGTCTGGGGATACAATTGCGTTTGCAGTAACATCTATGTTTGCACTAGGCCACGTTGTTGCAACATCAAGCTGATCTGAATATAGCAACAAGTTTGTTCGCGCTTCTTCAATCAGCAAGCCTAATGGCGCAAGCGTTACCGGATCATACTCAAACCGTGGGCCGTAATAGGCCGTAGAAGTCAGGGCTGCGGCTGGGTTATAGACATACGGGTTCAGTGACGCGCTGTCAGACAACTGAGCGCCCCAAATATATACGCCGGATGTGCCGTCGCCAGCGTAACTTCCAGTGTTTGAAGGACTGTCAACCAACATCAACAAAATTGTACTAGAAACTGAAGCAGTAGCTTTTGCGGTTGCTGAAATTCTATACCAACCATCTCCAACATCTTGCGAAAAAAGTGTAAGTGCAGCAGAAGGTGTTGGTGATCCAGTTCGCCACTGACCAACTGCAATGTCAAAATTTGCCGTCAAGTTTGATCCAAATGCAGCAGAGGGAAATAAAACACGAACCACTGAGCGTTCTGCCGCTTTTACAAAAAAACTCCAAGTGTATACTGTTTCAGAAACAAATGCTGTTGTTTGCGTTATTTGGTGTGTATTTGTTGCAGTATTTTCAACAAGTTTATCTGCATTTAGATAGCCATTAGGGTCAGCATACTGAACTGCTGCTGCTGCCGCTATGGTTTGCTGGTAATTGCCAGCCGTGGCCCCTTGAACAACTTGTGCGCCGTATATGTAAATACCCAATCCTGTAGCCGCAGGAGTGTATGCTGCGTCTATAGTTGTTACTGAGGCTGGCTTAGGTGATACGCTGAAAACGTATGATCCGCCATCTGCATCTGAGGTGCCTGTAACTGTGCAACGATACCAATCATCTCCGACCGCCGTAATAGTGGCGGTTGATCCGGCAGTTGTTACAACAAACTCTCCTGCTGATAAGTCAAACAAAGCGCCATATGTGGTGCTGGCAAAACCGGCATTTCCAAAATTAACTTGAGCGCGAGTATATTCGCCAGCCTTCAAATACACAGACCCGCAATATGCTGTGCTTACGGCACCAGCAAAGGTTTTAAACCAGTTGTGTGCACCATTTGCCGTATCGTTAGTTATAATTTTTGTAGCGTTATTTGTTCCATCTGGGCTGGTTGCGGCGTTTGCTGTTGCGGTTACAGTGGCTCCGGTTGCGGACCACGTTGTACCGTCTGACGGGAAAATTAGATTAGTTTGAATATATGCCTGAGATTTTACCCAAGCCGCATTATTAAATTCTTCGGTATAGCCAAGCAGGTTTTTAGGCGTGGTGCTGTTGTAAGTGCGAGGTGCGGTTTCGTAGGTCATAGCGCCGAATTGAGCGCCCCAGACAAAGATGTTTGAGCCGTTTCCAATATAAGATGGCGTAGCAGCTAACGATTCCATCAGGAATATGCGGACACTTCCTCCTGAAAGCACGTAAACAGGGGAAATTGTAAAAATTAATCCAACCCGATACCATCCGTTATCAACAGATTCAGAAGTTGCCGTGGCTGCGGTAATATTGCCTACGACGGTTGTAGAACTAAGCGTCCCATCACTTAAATTTATTTGTACGCCAGCACTAGACGAGACTGCATTTAATGTAGCATCGAATTGTAAACGAGCAAAAGTTCGCGTTCCAGCTTTTAAATATACTGAAGCCGCATATTTACCCGCATTACCAGCAAGGCCCGAATAATCTATTCTGTGGTCGCTGGCCGCTCCCCCGGTAACCTCCACGATACTGTCGGCAGTTGTTGTTCCATTGGGGGCAACAGTGGCATTGGAAACAACTGGAGTCGTTGCCAAGCCTGTTGGTGCCCAAGTTGCTGCCGTAAAACTTTCGCTATTGGGGATTTGGTTGCTGGGCGCATAGGTAAGCTGGCCAGTGCTGTTGATCAACGTGGCGTTGGTGCTGCGAGAAAATGTAACTCGGTTATCTAGAGACCCAGACGGTAAGAAGTCGAGCAGCAGAGATGGGGCAATACCTAACCCACTACCACCGCCTACGCGAGGACGCTGCCGACTACGAATCATTTAGATACCCTCACCAACAGCCAAAATCACGGTGCCGCCAGCAGTTTCCGCAATGTAAGCCATGGTGCCGCCGACAGGCATGTTGGCAAACACTTGAGTCGTAGCGGGCTGTACAGAAATCACGCTGTTAACCCAAGTACCGACGGTTGGCACAGCAACAGACGCGCCGTATGCAAAATACACTGGGTAGACACCGCCATTGTAGATGGTCAGGCTGTTATAGCCGTTAGGCACAGTAACCGTCTGAGACGACGTGGTCGAGGTCAGCTTTACTGTTTGCGAGGAATTAAAGGGTTTCATGTAACCTCCGAGGGTTTGCTATGTTAAGTTATCATGGCGCAACTGGTAGGTCAATTAAGTCCACCCACCGGACTTGACACGGATAACTTCTCGTTTTTGCACCTGAATATTAGTACCGAACATCTCACCACCATCTGCGTGTAAGCAAGCGTACTGATGTGCATCTGCTACGTGGCTGTGTGAGTTCTTCTCCGGCGTTGCGTCCGTCTCACCTGTCTTACGCATCTTGTATCGATAGCCCCCGCGCATGGCGCGTATCAGCTCTAGGCAGCTTGGATCGATCAAGTGACCTGCTCCGCCTTCAACCTGACGTGATAGGAACTTCTCCACCGCAGCAATACGTGCCACGATGCTGTTAGTTCGCGCTGGAAGGACGCGGAAGCCTTCGGCCTTCAGTATATCAAAGCAAGACTTCTCGTCCGTCTGCGCCCTCTGTGAACCTGCTGGGTCGCCTATGATTATAACAGGCAGACCCGGAAACCGCTCAGCCAGTATCGGCTTGATCTTCTCCTGCGTAAACCGCGTAATCCCCATGCCCTCAGACACAGCACACGCAAACGTCAGCAACCGACCATGCATATCCATCTGTGAGATTGTCATAGCGGGCGAAAGACCGAAATCTACCCCCAAAATCAGCGGTTTTTCACCTGATCTGATGGGTCTAAGTGGCTCTTTTGACACATGAAAATCGCTCTTAAAGGAGCTAAAAACGGGCCTTCCGGACAGCGATTTGCCGAATTTGGCGTGTATATACACGTCTATCCAGTCCTCAGCCTTACCTTCAGCGAGGTTATCGTAGTAATCAGACGGCAGATACTTAACCCAGTCAGCATCCGGGGACAGTCCGCTAGGTTGTATCGTAATACTGGCGTTAGCAGGAGGCTCACTTATGAACTTCTCCCAGAACGTATCCATGTCTGGTGGGTTGGTAGCGCCCCACAAGTGTGCGTTTGACTTGCCATCGTCTGTAACACAACCTTGTATCGGGTTGCCTTTCTTGTCCACACCCCACTCAGGGCGATGCGGTACCAGCATACCGTCTGGATAACGACCTAGTCGTCCTTGCAGGGCTTCGAAGATTTGGGGGTTGATTTCCCGGAACTCGTCAAGAACCCCGAAACTAGCCTGTAAAGAGAGTAGACGACGAACGTCGTTAGCATCATCCAATCCCCTGAACAGTACCTCGCACTCCACGTCGTCAAACTTGAGTGTATACTTGTACTCCGTCTTCAAATAACTGCCAGCGATCCCATCTGGGTACCACTTCATGAAGTCTGGAATAGTCGTATCTCGAAGCTGCTCACGGGTGTTACGAATTACTATAGCACGACTTCGCCTAACACCATCACGCGACTTAGCCATCTTGCTGGCATGATAAGCTATCTTCATAAGACTTGCTGTCGTCTTCGTCGAGCCGACAGGTCCGATGATCAGTGAAATGAAGTCTTCGCTTGTAAGGAATGGGGTTACTGAAACTGGCGGGTTGTAGGTGAGGTTACTCATCGTCTTCCTCTAGCTGTGGCCCCATCAGGTCATCGTTCAGATCAAAGTCAGGAACTTTTATGCCAATGTGCTCTGGCATCGCGGACAATTCATCCAAGTCTTCAAGCTCTGGGGGTTTATTATTCTCCTCAGCCACTGTAGCCGTGCCATCTATAACCGTGATGGGTGCACCTGTATGCGAGGGCACGTTGATTGTAATACTAAAGCCGGGGCCGGATGTTTGTTGTGCTACGGAGTTCTTGGGTTTTAGGTCGCCGAGTTCGATTAGTACTTTACCAATATCCAGCAGACCAGAGGTAGGCATGTCAGGGTCAATAAGGCGCGGATAGATTTGATCAAGCCACGTCTCCACCAGCACACGGGACTTCTCACGTATAAGAGAGCCATCGCGCCTATAGGTCTCAAGGATTTCCTGTAGCTTATAGTCGCGGTCTTCCATTAGTGAACCCTGTAATGTTGATCTAGTACTTCTTGGAGAGATATGTGGGTATGTGCCCTGATCTGAGCTTGTGTGAGTATTAGTGGGCCACAGTCGCACTCCATCTCGCTTGTGTGTTCCATGTCGTGTCTATGGATTACCCATCCACAATCTTCTCGTGCGGTGGCTCGGCGCAGTTCTAGGGATGTGATATGTTCGTCTGACATGTGTAAACGTAACACTGTCCGCGAATTAGGGCAACACTGTTTGCTAGTTAACACTACTTAAAAAATAGGGGTTGCGGTTTACGTAGTACTTAAGGATAGCCCCTGTCCATGTGATGGTCCGGTCCCATACCCCTTCCCCCCCCCCCCCCCCCCCCCC